AGCACCAATAAGAACGGCGAATATTTCGCTATTGGTGTTGGCGGTGCGGTAACAGGTAAAGGTGCCGACCTTTTGATTATTGACGACCCTCACTCAGAACAGGAGGGCCAGTCAGCAGACCCAGCGGTGTTTGACCGGACGTATGACTGGTACACATCTGGGCCTCGACAGCGACTTCAGCCGGGAGGCGCTATCGTTATCGTGATGACGCGCTGGCATATGCGTGATCTGACCGGCAAGATTATTAAGTCCTCTGCTCAACGGGTAGGTTCCGATGAGTGGGAGGTTATAGAGTTTCCAGCCATCATGCCGTCAGGTAAACCCCTGTGGCCTGAGTTCTGGAGCCAAACAGAGCTTGAGGCTCTGCGGAGTGAACTGCCCTCCCCCAAGTGGAACGCGCAGTACCAGCAAAACCCAACGTCCGAAGAGGGCGCACTAATCAAGAGAGAGTGGTGGAAAGTCTGGGAGAAAGACTATCCCCCTCAGTGTGAGTTCGTGATTCAGTCATGGGACACAGCTTTCTTGAAAACCCAACGGGCAGACTACTCTGCCTGCACAACGTGGGGCGTGTTTTATCACCCCGACGATGACGGCATATCACAGCCAAATATCATCCTACTGGATGCCTACAAGGAACGTCTGGAGTTTCCTGAGCTAAAGAAAACGGCTTATGAGATGTGGAGCGAAATGCAACCAGATGCATTTATTGTGGAAGGAAAGGCGGCAGGGATGCCGCTTATTTTTGAGCTACGGGCGATGGGGATTCCGGTTTCGGAATACACCCCCTCGCGTGGCAACGACAAGATAGCAAGGGTCAACGCTGTTGCTGACTTGTTTGCCTCTGGGTCCGTATGGGCGCCAGAGACAAGATTCGCTGAAGAAGTCATAGAAGAGTTTGCCGCGTTCCCTGCGGGGGAGCACGACGACCTTGTTGACTCTTCAACGCAAGCACTTCTTCGTTTCAGGCAGGGCGGCTTTGTGGCACTCAGGTCTGACGAGGATGATGATTTCGACCCGCATGGAAGGGTGGCAAACTATTACTGATCTCAATCGCTGGCATCATTTTGTCAATAACATAGAGCATAGGCTACGCCCTATATTTAGGCGCTTCTCCAAGTTAGGAGGCCCAGCTTACTTTGACAACAAGGATTTCCCGATCACTCAGAAGCTGGAGGAAAACTACTTCCTAATACGCGGAGAGTTTGATCAGGTCAGAAAGCGGTTGCAGGATTTTCCGTTATTCCAAGATATAAGCCCAGAACAGGTCTATATATCGAATGACGATAAGTGGAGGATGTTCTTTCTCAAGGCGAACAATGTGCGCTTTGACCGGAACTGTGAGTTGTTTCCCAAAACAATGGAGATTGTCGATAGCGACAAAAACCTTGTTTCGGCCTACTTCTCCATCCTCGACTCCAACAAGATGCTTGTACCCCACGAGGGGCCGTGGTCTGGGGTGCTAAGAATGCACCTTGGTGTAGATATACCCACAGACGGGAAAGGATGCGTGTTGTCTGTGATGGGCAAGGAGTATCGCTGGAAGAACGGCAAAGCCGTTGTATTCGACGATACCTACGAGCATTTTGCGATCAACCTGACAGACAACATCAGGGTGGTCTTATTTATTGATTATCTTAGGCCACTCCCGTTGCCTCTGCATTGGTTGAACAAGTTTTGCATCTACATAGGGCGATTCTTGCCGTACTACAAAATACCGATCCAGCGGCACAAGGCGTGGGAACGGAGGTTTTACGGAGAAGATGGCATTCCTGCAAAGCAATATTCCGCACTTTAAGTGCTGGGTAAGACGCGAATACACACACAACCACGAGAAATACCACGGCGAGTTCCTTCACGCCATGGCGATTGCGGTAACAACGATGCCTTGTCGGTGTCTCAGCTTCCAGATCATATTTACTGGCGCTGAAACCTATGACAACGATGAGCCAAACATCCATGGAGGCGCGATGTGGGCAAGGATGCCTATCACTGCCTTGGTCGGAGACACCCCCCTTCAGGAGTGGCCCGAGCCGATGCCGGTCTACGCGGCCCAGCCGTGGGACTGCTCATCCAGAGAGCACAGCGTTTATGTTCTTGATAGAGCAACGCCATGCCCTTGGATTGCCAAGATAGACGGGGAGTTCTACCCCGCGAGATACATGTTCACGGTGGACTACACAGACAACGAAATTGCGGATGACCCTGCTCAACACAAGCAGAGCCATGTGATGGAGCTTCTGGATGCAGGCCCGTGGACAGGCAATATCGTGGCGCTACCTAACAACCGTGTGCGGGTGACACATCCAGCATGGTGGGAGGCAGGAGAAGGCGCACCGGATTTCAGGCCGTCACAGCATATCCATTACTCCAAGTCCGACTTGGATTACACGCTGGACGTAAACAGGATATTCGACAATTTATACGCAGGTGAAAGCGATGAAGAAGAAATCTAAAACCATGCCAAAGGGCGGTATGCGTGGTGGTGGTAAGACCAAGATGGGAACCAAAATGAGGGCTATGGGTCCGGGTATGGCTAAAGGTAAAAAGGTTCCTTCAGGCGCACAAAACGACAAGCTGGAGATGGTTGCCAAGGGCGACAAGATGGTCCCCAAGTTTGTCGTGGATGGCAAAGGCCCGAACGATGAGCTTGGCAAAAAAGCCGGTGGTGTTGTTGGCCCCATCAAGACCATGAAGAAGATGTACAAGGGCGGCATGACCACAAAAACGAAGCCCAAGGGTGGCGGTTCGTTTATGGGCGGTAGGGTTACGATTCCCGACGTAGACGCTACGCCGTCGGGCGGTGGAACACCAGTTCCCTACAGTCCACCAAAACCCGGTGGTAAACGCGGCGGACGCGGCAGGGGTGGCAGACGGCGAGGCGGAAGGGGCTAAGTGGCTATTGACCGTGTAGCAACGCCTTTTGCCCCTTCTGGGGCGGCAGAAGAGCTAGAGATCGTTATCGAAAACCCTGAGTCTGTCAGTGTGATGGACGAAGATGGCGGGATGATCATTGACTTCGATCCCAACATGCCTGCCCTTATGGGCGTTGAGCATGGCTCTAATCTTGCTGAGTACATGGATGAGCGAGACCTAGACAGTCTCGCCAGTGAGCTAGTGTCCCAGTTTGATGCTGACAGGATGAGCCGTGCGGACTGGGAAGACTCCTATGTCCGTGGTCTTGACTTGTTAGGACTAAAGTTTGAGGACAGGTCTACGCCGTGGGAAGGAGCCTGTGGCGTCTTTCACCCCATGCTTTCTGAGGCAGTTATACGCTTTCAGGCACAGACCATACAGGAGATATATCCTGCTAGTGGTCCGGTCAGAACGTCTATCGTCGGCAAGATCACCGATGACAAGACAAAGCAGGCGCACAGGGTTCAGAACTATCTGAACTACCTGATTACACAGCGGATGACTGAGTACAGGACGGAGACAGAGAAGCTGTTGTTCTCCCTGCCGATTGCAGGCTCCGCTTTCCGCAAGGTCTACTTTGACCCAAGTATGGGCAGACCCTGCGCCATGTTTGTGCCAGCAGAGGATTTCGTGGTTAGTTATGGTGCATCAGACCTGACTACTTGCGAACGTGCTACGCACATAATGAAGAAAACTTCCAACGAAATTAGGAAGTTACAGGTAAGCGGGTTTTATTCTGATGTGGATTTACCTGCACCAGCACCGGACATTTCAGAGATACAGCAGAAGTATGATCGCTTGACTGGAGACTCGGAGAACTACGAGTTCGACAATCGCCATACCCTGCTAGAGATGCACGTTGACATCGATCTTATTGGCTTTGAGGACACCGACAAGGGCAAGCCTACAGGTATTGCTTTGCCGTATGTCGTTACCATTGACAAGTCATCAAGAACAATTCTATCGATTCGACGCAACTGGTATGAAGACGATCCCAAGAAGATGAAGCGGGATCACTATGTCCACTATCAGTATTTGCCCGGTCTGGGCTTTTACGGCTTTGGCCTAGTACATATGATCGGTGGTCTATCCAAGTCGGCAACTTCATTGCTGAGACAATTGGTAGACGCCGGAACACTTGCCAACCTACCGGGGGGATTGAAGTCTCGGGGACTCAGAATCAAGGGTGATGACACTCCCATCATGCCCGGAGAGTTCCGCGACGTAGACGTTCCGGGTGGTGCAATCCGCGACAACATCACGTTCCTGCCTTACAAGGAGCCAAGCAACGTCCTTTACCAGTTGCTGGGTGACATTGTTCAGGAGGGGCGTCGATTCGCGTCAGCGGCGGATGTGAAAGCCTCAGACATCAATGGCGAAGCGCCGGTTGGCACCACGCTTGCTGTACTTGAGCGAGAGATGAAGGTGATGAGCGCGGTACAGGCTCGTGTTCACGCGGCAGTCTCCAAAGAACTCAAGATACTGGCGGAACTTGTCAGGGACTACGGTCCCGAAGTTTATCCCTATGAGGATGACGATGGGCAGGCGCTACCAATGGACTTTGATGATCGGGTAGACATTATTCCGGTCAGCGATCCTAACGCAGGCACGATGGCGCAAAGGATCATGCA